GCTCCACCGGGATCACCCCGGCCTGCACGAGCTTCACGGTGGCGTCGGCCATCTGCGCGAAAGTGGGCGTGGCCGGGTCCCGCCACACCGTCTCCAGCGAGGCGGCCCGCGGGTTCCACTCCCCGTCCCGGATGCGCAAGGCGAGGCGCGCGGCGGCCCCGTGGCCGCCCCCGAAGGCGCGCTGCCTGCGCTCGGCCCGCTTGATGAGCCGGATCTCGGCCGCCCGGATGCTGTCGGCGCTGGGCGGGTTGTCGGTGGCCAGGCCGAAGAAGTGCGGCGGCTGCCCGCTGAGGCTGGCGACCATGCGGGCGAGCTGGTTCAGCGTCTCGTGGAAGTTGGCGAGGTTCGCCTCGGGGAACTGGATGACGTCGGCGCCGTCGCCGTCGGTACCGGTCTTGCGGTTCTTCGCCGTCGCCCAGATCCGCCCTGCCAGGCGCGACCACACGCTGACCTTGTTGCCCTGCTCGTCCGTGAAGTCGTCCTCGTCGAAGCCGAAAGCCACCCGTCGCGGCATCGCGTGGTACTCCGCGGAGACCATCATGTCCGTGGCCACCTTGCAGGCGGCGTCGGACAGCGGCAGCACATCAATCAGCTCGCTCGTCCCCCACGGGCGCATCACCCGCGGCCGATTCACCAGCGGCACGACCGGGACCACGCCCATCCCGTGCTCGTCCCGGTCGGACTCCTGCCACGTGGTGGGACCGAGCTGCCGGTACCAGTAGGTGGCGTTCGGCAGGTAGAGGGTCGCGTACTGGTTCAGGACCGCCCCCGTGATCAGGTCCGTGTCGTGCCAGCGCTTCAGCGCCGCGCGAACGGTCCGAGTCCCGGGCTCCCAGTCCGCCCGCACTTGCAGCGGCGACTCGACCGTCATCACCGGCGTGGTCGGGTCGGTCAGGCTGCTTCCCACGATGATGAAGCTGCGGCGCATCGTCAGCGCGTCCACGTGGGCCTGCTGGCTGGCCTCGTCCATGCCGTTCGCCTGCCAGATCCGCCACAGGTCGTCTGCGGTGGTCTGGTCGACCGACACGTCGGCCTCGGTGCTGCCGGCCTGGGCGAACCGGAAGCCGGTCACGTCCAGGCGCTCCTCCAGCGAGTCGACCACCAGGCGCGGCCAGTTGATGACCACCTGCCGCAGCTGCGGACCGAGCTCTTCCAGCAGTTCCGGGTGCATGTAGCTGAGGGGCTGTTCGCCCTCGTAGTAGGCATTCAGCGTCCGCAGGTAGGGGATCTCGGCCTCGTGGGCGCGGGCGAGGTACGACAGCCAGTCCTCGGGCTGCCAGTTCGCCATCAGGGTGCTGCTGGCCATCAGCGCATCACCACCATCCGTCCACTCTTCTTCGGCCGGTTCAGGCCCGCCTTGATGGCGTCACGCCGGGCCTCCCAGGACAGGCACCCGGCCATCGCGCCGTCCATGGACAAGGGCGACTGGTGCCGCTCCTTCTCGATGACCCACAGGGGTTGGCCCTGCTCATCGAGCATCTTCAGCACCCGCCTGCGGGCATTGGCCACGTGCCGGGCGTACACCACATCGCCGGAGTGGGTGAGCTCGCCGGTCTGCATCGCGCCCTTGTAGGCCCGCAGGGAGTAGGCCATGGCCTTGTGCCGGTTGGTCCACCACTCGTTGATCCGGTCGCCCCACCGGCCTGCCCACCGGGAGATCAGACCCTCCCAATACGGCGGGTCGAGGTAGACGCGGACCACGTCCCAGGTGTCGAACGCCTCGACCAGCGCGGCGTGGACCTCGTCCTCCGGGCACTCCCAGCCCGGTCCACCGGGATCGTTGGCACCGGGCGGGCACTCCCAGATCCCCAGCGGCCACTGGAAGCCGGTGGCCAGGTGAGTGGCGATCATCGCGGTGGCGTCGCGGAACTGGGCGCCGTCGAACCCGATCGTGATCCGCTCGCCCCGGTCGGGACGCGGCTGATCGGGGCGAGCGAGCTCCGCCCACCGCGCCACATCGAACGCCTGCCGGCCCGCCTGCACACGCCGGTTCAGCCAGACCCGCTCCCAGTACGCCCGATCGGTGTCCGGCGCGTTGTAGAGCGCCACGATCGCATCAACCTGGCCCTCGAAGTCCGGCCACGCCGCGATCGACGGCCCCGACGCCTCCCGGACCGCGGCCCGGATCTGCTGCTCGTCCGACAGGTCTTCATCCGGCCGCGGGGTGGCCTCGCGGTGGAAGAAGAACAGCGTCCGGTCGGTGGACTTCCCCGAGGCGACCAGCTCGGCGAACTCGTGGGTCCCCTCGGCCACCGACGCCTCGCCGGGCGTGTATGTGGTTGTCGTCTCCAGCGACCACGGGTCGAACAGCATGATCTTCGGGATGTTCGCCAACATCGTCTGATGCGCCTCACGGTGCCGCGGCAGCGTGAACCGGTGCGTCTCGTCGAAGTGCTGGAAAGTGGTCCGCGCTCCGTCACGGGAGTCCGGGGACGACGCCAGCGGGACGGCCCTGCCCGAGCCGCCCCACCGCATGATGCGGTCCAGGCCCGGGTCGAACTCGTCCGCGTCCGGGCCCTCAGTGACCATTACGTACAGGGCCGCGTAGGCCAGTTCCTCGGTCTGCTCTTCGGTGTAGGCCACCATCGGGATGTACGGGTCCGACACCGGCATGCCCACGGGCTCGCCGGCCGCGTCGAACCCGTCGCACCGCACCGGGCCGTCCGGGTGAAGCTCCGCGAACGTTACGGCGGCGGCCAGCTCGGTCTTCGCGGTGCCCTTCCGCACGCTCAGGCCGACACGCTTGAACCGCCGCTTCCCCGCCCGGGGGTGGCCCTGCGGGTACACCTCGTACCAGCGGTAGATCAGCGCCCGCTTCTCCGGGTCCAGCACGTACGGTCGTCCACGCAGCGCCCCCGGGCCGTGGACAGCCCGCTCCTCGATCAGGTCGCAGACCTGGGGACCGAGGGTCGGCCAGGGTTCCTTGTCGGGCGCCGGCACCATCAGGACGCCCACGCCGTCCCTCCACTACGTGCAGTGCTGCGCGGGGGTCATCCGGGCGTCGGCCGCTGGATACCGGGCGGCGCCGCGGGCGTTCCGCCCCACCTTCTTCGTTCACGACCTTCCAGCGGAGTCGGAGCATCGCCAGCGGCGTCAGCCCGAGCCGATCGCCGCGCTGCCGAGCCTCCTTGGCCGCGTCCAGGTCGCCTTGTTCAGCCCTGGCCTCCCAGCGCACGTACTGTGCGACCTCGCGCGTCCACCCTGCGCGCTCCCACTCCACAGCCTGGGGGAGTTTCCACAGGTCCATCCACAGTTCGGACTCGACGCGGTCCTGGGCGGCGAGCTGGGCGGTCAGGATGACCGCTTCCTCGCGGGCCGCGTCGGCCTTGCGCTGCGCGGTCGTCCGGGCTCGGCCCTTCAGCTCTGGCTCGGCCAGAGCGAGTTCGAGGTCATCGGCCTTGCGCTGCGCGGAGTCGCGCCGGGTCGTCAGCGCGATGTCGGGCAGCAGTGGCCATGTCGGAGCCGGTCCTTGGCGGCCGGCAGCAGGTAGTTCGACCATCGGCACGGTGGCGTTGCGCCGCCGGGCGTTCGGCTTCGGGGCAGGCCCCATACCGGGCATGCCGATCACCCCCTCCGTGCCGTTGCGGCACGTCGGCGGCCGGGCCGTTGCAGCCCGGCGCATGGTTACGGTGCGTCACTGGAGCATGAAAATTGGCACTCCCAGACCCGTACAGAGAGGAATCTCCCTCCCCGGCGGTCCGCTGAAAATTTGATCTTGGGGGTCCCCCCCCAGGGATCTTGCACCGTAGTTACGGGCAGTAATCACTACACGTGTGCCACCACAAGTTGTGGTTCGACACCGGGATCTGCCAACTGGTCAGCGTAGGATCAGTCCTGACGGTCCTTTGGACGGTCGACCTCCCTCGTTGCCGAGCAGCGGAGAGGAGGTGAGCAAGACCATGTCGAGAAAGGAAGCGCCGGACTGGGGCTTCTGGACCGCAGTGTTCGGTTTGATCCAGTTGGCCCTGGATCTGCACTCGCGGTTCAGCGCCCACTAGCCC